TCAATCACAAGCGCATCTCGTAGCTGAGATGCCGAAAGGGTTACGCGATACTGCGTCATGCGGCCAATCTCTTTCTTAGGCACCGCTGAATCCCCACAGTACCTCACAATCGCCTTGTACAGATCAAATCCGTGGTAGCGATCATGGTTGTCCATCTTCTTACGAAACATCACCGATGACCCATCCGTCTGTTTCATCCACTGCAAAAAGATGCTAAACAACGGGTGTGTGTATTCATGCTTCGGTCCCTTGGGAAACATATCCCAGAAGACCGACGTAGCAAAGCGAACCAAGTCAAACGACGACGATGCAGAAATGTGCGCGTGTTTGTTGTTGTAGAAGGGCTCCATATTGTACTGCCCACCCGCTTCCTCGTCCTCTTGAAACTGGCTGCTCATGAACATCTTGGGCTCCTTCAGTCCAGTCAGACGCAGGCTGATAATTGCCCGATCAAAGTCAATGATCTTCATCAGGTATCCAAAGGTCGGAACATTGTACGTGACTCCAGCGTGAATATATACACAGTGCGTCCGATCTGTCTTCACGTACATAACATTGTTGCCGTGGAGGTCATTGTGCGTGAGGCCATACGTCCTCTGAGCATAGGCGAGCGCAAAGACAACCTGTGACACCCAAGCGGCATGCTTTTCAGGTTCGGGATGCTCCTTGATAAGGTTGTAAAACGTTCCCTCGCAAACTTCCATCACCGTTGTCACTACGGGCACATCCGTAAACGTTGCCCAAGCAAACGGTTCAGGTTCCTCGTCTTCGCCCTCGTCCTCATTTGTTCCCTCCGAGCAGTCGCAGGATTCAATGTCGTAGACATCGTCGTCATCTGTCTCCTCCTCGTCCATTTCCGGAGGCTCAGAGGAGGCAATGTCGTAGGCTTCTACGTCTTGCTCGTCCGGTGCGCTCACATGGTCGGCATCCACGTCATCAACGTCTCCCAACTCAATCTCTTCGGCGGTATCAAGTGCAATACGGGCCCGACGCGTATGGCTGAACTCGGCTTCGTGACCCGCTGTCCGAAGCTTCAGTTCAAACGTCTTGCCGATACGGTCCGCAAACCAGCTCTTCTCGGTGAGCTCTTCGTAGTCATCCGAAATGTCAACGGTGTGAGAGCCGGCCACACCCACGTATACGCCATAGACAGTCGGAAAGTGAACACATTCAGACTCAGACAGAGCGATGGACGCAATGGCTCCAACATAGGCGGCTGTGTGAGGGCTTTGCATGGTTGCGTGCATATCATCCGCTACATTGGCGCGCTTCGGAACACCAAACGATCCGTAGTCACCACGCATGGTCTTGAAAGGCGACAGAATCATCGTCGTCTTGCGATGAACGGGAATGGTCTTGCCTGCAACCTTGACGTGAGTTGCGTCTACAATTGAATCAATCGGCTGGTCCAGCTTGACTCCGTACTCGTGCAGACCAGCTACATTCTCTGTCTTGAAGAGCTTTTCAAGGCAGGGGAAAAAGGGTTGTATTGTCTTCATAGACCAGTGCGTTCCGTCCAGCCTCGGTACGCGGTGAATCTTCATGTTCACGGACGTCGTTCTCAAGTCCTTTCCCATTATGAAGTGTCTCGGTGATGAATGTCAAAAAATAAACGACGGTGAGAACAAGATGAATTTTCAACTCAGGAAGTTCAATATGGACATGATCAAAGACCGATGCGGAATGGATTCGCGCAAAAGTCCTATGATTGTCATTATCGGCAAGAAAGACACGGGCAAATCGTTCTTGGCTCGTGACTTGCTGTTCAATGTTCAAGACAGCTTTCCTGCCGGAATGGTGATCTCGCCCACAGAGGTCGTGAACGAGTACTTTCAAGCCTTTGTTCCTTCCAAGCTCATTCACGACAAGTATGAACCCGCAAAGGTCCAATCGTTTATCAAGCGTCAGTTTGCAGCAAAGCAACGGTTTCTGAAATCCAAGACATCCGGAGCCCCGTTTGATCCCCGAGCCTTTCTGATTTTGGACGACTGTCTGTACGCCGCCAAGGAGTGGATCAACGAAGAGTCCACCCGGTTTGTTTTCATGAACGGTCGGCATCTTGATATGCTGACCATTATTACCATGCAGTACCCGCTCGGCATCACGCCGAACCTGCGTACCAACGTGGATTTTGTCTTCATTCTGCGGGAGAATATCCTAGGGAATCGTCGTAGAATTTACGAGAATTACGCGGGTATGTTTCCTACCTTTGAAATGTTCTGTGACTTCATGGACCAATGCACAGAAAACTACGAGGGACTGGTCATTTGCAACAACGTAGCCTCCAACAAGCTAGAAGATCAAGTGTTTTGGTACAAGGCATCTGAGCATCCGCCGTTCAGACTTTGTGACCCTACGCTGTGGACCGACAACCGCCCGTTCCAGTCCGCTATGCTCGCCGCCGACGACTATACGTCCGGCGCGTTGCGGAGGAAGAACGCATCGCCAGCAATCTGGGTAAAGAAGACCGGCGAGTAGCACCACCTCCGTATGGGCTGAACTTCCCTCTTGGCTCCGGGTTTTTCTTGAAATACCCAAATGGACCGGGCCGTCGGCGCTGCTGCTCCGCCGCTGCCGCATACCGCGCCAGCTCTATCCTAGCGGCATGCTCCCTCTGCCATATTTCCTGTTCGGCGGCGGCAAGTTCCCGCACCCTCGCTTCGATTCGCACTCTCTGGGCCTCCGCCGCCTGCGCCAGCGCCATAGCATGACGCCTAGCTGCGTCAGACAGCATTTCGTTCCTTGCCTTCTCTGCCTCCGCATTTTCACGTATCCTCATCCGCTCTGCTTCACGCTCGGCGCGCACACGCGCCTCGAACGCGAGCTGAGCTTGCGCCTCCGCCGCGAGCACCGCCCGACGCGCTTCCCTTTCACGCTGCGCTCTCTCTTCATCTGCTGCCCGCATTGGCTGTGCCGCTGCTTGTGCTTCCCGCTGCATCCGCTGCCTCTCCGCATAGATCCTCTCCGCCCGCTCTCTCACTGCTGCATCTTTCCGATCCTGTTCATCCTCTGCCCGCTGCCGGCGCCGCTCTGCCGGTGCTGCCGCCGCCGCTGCCGCCGCCGCTGCCGGTGCTCTTGGCGCTGCCGCCGCCGCTGCCGCCGGTGCTCTTGGCGCTGCCGCCGCCGCTGCCGCCGGTGCCGCTGCCGCTGCTGCTGCCGCCGCCGGTGCTCCTGCTGCCCTAGCCATTACTCTCCTTATCGCCTCCGCTCTCGCCCGCTCCTCCGCCGCCGCTCCCGCACCCGCCCGCGACTGCGCCAGCGCCGCGGCGTCCCCTGCCTGCTCCGCCGCGGCTTTTAAAGCGGCCAGGGGATCAATATGAAGTCGATCATAACAGGCTTTAATTTTCTTGAACTCCTCCTCGCCGCCGCCTGGCTTATCCGGATGAAACTGTACACTTGCTCTGTAGTATATTTTTTTCCTCTCCTCGACATTACGTGCGCTCTTCATTGCCTCACACGCGGCATCTGTACTTGCATATGCACCACCCCGCAGAGTGCGACGCCTTGGATTCCGCACGCGTCTTGTCATCTCTTATTTATACGCAAATGTTTTAGTCGCGGTGGGCGCCCTCCGAAGGGTGAACGGGCGCTGACGCGGCTGCGAGTCCGTCCTCCAGCGCCTTCTCGGCTGCATTGGCCTTACGACGGCGCTCGTTCTCCTCCTTCTGCGCCTTGATGGACTCCTCACGCTGCTCGGCAAAGAACATCTCCTTGTTCGCCTCGTTCTCCTTGTACTTGCGCATCAGCTCGTTCAGCTCCTTCTCAGCATACTCCACCTCAGGCATCAGGTGCTCCGAGGGATCCCACGGCAGCCAAGCACCGACCTTGCCGATGTACAGATTGTCCTTGGGGTAGCGGCGCTGAAGAACCTTGGAAAAGACCTGAGCCTCCTCCACCGTGGCAAATGCACGACGAACCTTGACACCACGGATGTTCGTGCGGAACTCCACTTGGTTATCATACATCTCCTGCAGATCCTTCTCGTTCTTGAGAAGGAAAATCTGATACTGCTCGTGAATGTCCGTCTTCTTCACCTCCTCCTTGCGGACGCTTACAAAGTCATTTGCATCCTTCATCAGGTCGTCAATCTTAAGAGAGTACTTCTTGGACATGAAGGCCATGAGACTCTCCAGTCCCTTGACCTTCCACTCGTAGTCCATCCACGCCACGAACTTCTCAAACATGAACTCCTCCTTGTTCTTCATCACCTTCTCGGGGCTGATGAAGGAGACAATGCAGTACTTCTGCGTCGGGATCTCAGGGTCCTCATCAAGGTAGTCGATCGGGCCGGACTCGTCACGCTTGGGAAGCTCAGTGCGGGGCATTTACTCTACTCCACGGTTCACTTGAAAGTCCTTTCTCCGCAGAGTACAAACATGTACGACATCTTCACTACTGCATACCTCTTCTTCCTGCTCTGCCCCGGTGTCGTGCTGACCATTGGACCGACGACGCTGACGGCGGCGGCGATCCATGCGATTGTGTTCTTTGTTGCGCTTCAGTACCTCTCCCTGTATGTCCCTTGGTGGGCAGTGTGGGCTCTGGGCGTACCCTTCATTTCCTACAAGGTGTATTCGGGTGTTCGGTAAAAAATCTTCGGATCATAGAACTAAACAAATGGATTCTAAGCCGAAGCCCACCCCCTCTGCCGGTGTTGATATGGCCGACCTCGTTGTAAGACTCGTGAAGTACCTCTTGGAGGGCCTCGCGGTGGCCATTGCTGCGTTTGTGCTGCCTGGCAAGACCCTCAAGGTCGCCGAGGTTGGCATGATCGCCCTGGTTGCCACAGCCACGTTTGCCATCCTGGATATCTACGCGCCCAGTGTCGGCGCGTCGGCTCGCACGGGTGCCGGTTTCGGAATCGGCGCCAACCTGGTTGGGTTCCCGCGGGTCTAAGGACCCTTAGGGACGTGTCTAAGGACAGGTGAAGCAAAAAAATTGATACGAGCTGTGGGGATCGAACCCACGCGGCTTTCGCCAACAGATCTTAAGACTGTCTCCTTAACCACTCGGACAAGCTCGTTAGGTCTTGAGAAGGCCGACAAGGCTACCTGCGAGGGAGACGGTGATGATGGACGCATAGTTAGATTGCGTCATTTGAACAATACCAATTGCAACTGAGCAGACGGGCGATGCGGTTGCGACAATCGTCTGAGCAATCTCTGCGAGCGAATGCGGCACACAATACATATCGTAAAACCGAGCAGCCCCGTAATGGATCCCGTAATTGAGACCAACCGCCAAGAGTGACTGTGCAATGACTTCCATTTACCACTTACCTACCAAAAGAACTCAATAATGGAACCGACATCCATTTTACTTGTCCGTTACAATGGTCGTTGGGTTACAATTCACCCACGGCCATTTGAACCTGAGCGAATGACCACAGATGTTGCTTGGATGCAAATCAAGGAGAACATTACGGCTGAAGAAGCCTATCGTCGTTGGTTTGAGCTACAGCGCAGAATTTCTCGTGTTCTGAAGTAATGAATACAATCCTTCTCGCCCTAGCCTTTACCGTGCTGGTGGTCCTTGTCTGGAAGCTCTGGAAGCCGGTGCTGGCGCCGAAGCGCGAGGTGCCGAAAGACAAGGCAAACCTGTACTTTTTCCATACGGACTGGTGTGGGCACTGCATTAAGGCCATGCCCGAATGGGAAAAACTGGAAAGAGGTCCGACTCGCTTTGGGGATACCGAAGTCTCGTTCATTCGTGTAAACGCAGAGAAGGAGCGTGAAACGGCTGATTTGTATGAAGTGCGGGCGTATCCGACGGTAAAGCTGGAGACCCCAACGGCCCTCTATGATTACTCGGGCAGACCGACGGCAGATGGACTAACAGACTATCTGAGGAAAACGTTTGGCAAAGAAGCGTGAGGCCTGAGAAAATCCTTGGTCAAACAGAAGTTTCTTGTTTTCTGGGGTCAGTTCCTGAAGTAGAGAGATGGAGTCGTTCTTAAACCAAAGGAC